ATCCCTAATTTGTGAGTACGATGATGTTGTTATAATCATCATTAAAAATAATAAAAAAATTTTAATCTTTTTTCTCATAAAAATATCCTTTTTCATCATAACATAATTTCCTTAATTCTTCCCATGTTGGTTTTGTATTTTCAGGGACAAAGAATTCAATCCCCCATCCTGATGCACATACTTCATCCACTTCACCAGTTAAATCTAAATATGCTACTCTAACTGCCATTCTTAAAGGATAATCTGAACCACTAGGTAATTCACCTATATCACCACCAATTAAACAACTCCAATATTTTTTTGCCATATTATTTTCTATATAATTTAAATTTACCTCTATGTACTTTTTTAACGTATGGTTTATAAACACCATTACCATTAACTCCACCAAAATATACTACATCATCATCACTAGATTTAAAGATACTCTCAACAATAAATTGTAAACCAGATTTAAATCCATATCCAAGTTGAGAACAATCCAAATGTAAACCTCTTAATTCGATACATTCAACCAAATTACCAACCTTAATTTCATCTTCCATAACTAAAATTTTTTAAGCAAAAATAAGGGGAATTTTTCAATTCCCCAAATTTAATTTTTACTATTGATATACCGTGATTACCCGTTCTTGGGGGGTAACTTGTGTACATTCACCCCAACCCTCGAAATCAGTACCATTGTAAGAAGAATAATAACCAGTAACCTTGATGTAAACATCATGATCTTTGAAGTGTTTAACACTTTCCCAATGTGAACCTTGATCCTCACCACCTTCTTGGTGTACTTCCTCAATTTCACCAAGACCTAATTCTTCTTTGTCATAATCTTCATATGCAAAGTAACTTACACTACCAATTTTTTCTTGTAAGATCTCCATGATCTCATAAAATGTTTTCTTTTCCATGTTGTTTTTTTTAATTGTTATTAAATACTTTCATAAACTTTTACAACCTTTTCAGTTGCTTTTGCAAATTGAATTGATTCAACTCTTTCATTATAACCATATGAATCAGTTCTGATTTCAATTTTCAAAAATAAATCATCGAATGGTAGTTGATAGATTTCAAACTTTATACCTTCTACACCTTGTTCACCCTCACCATTAACTTCTTTTTCTACTTTGGTTTCTACTCTTGTAGTCCCATTTAATTCTGAAGGTAATTGATAATACCTGTTTGGTTGATTACGAATGATAGTTACATTCGCTAACACTAAATTAATTTTCTTTAAATCCATGTTATTTTTTTTTATTTGTTATTTAATTGTGATTCAATCAATTTAAAATAATTTCTCATAGGTTTTTGTAATAAAACATAATTCTCTATGATAAAAATTGCTTCCCATATCGGTGCATGATTAAGTATGAACTTTTTTAACATCATATTATATGCCACACGATAATCAGTATTTTTATACCTCTCAAACGACATAATCATCACTTCTTCTCTTACCAAGTTACATTTATCATCAAAAGATAAATTATTAAATTTTTCTTCACTTACATCCACTTCCTCACCATCTTTCAATACTTTGGTATATGTTGGGATTGGATTAAGTAATGTATGAAGATAATCATGGTCATATTCACATTTAACAGCGTTGTTAAAGAAATCAGCACCGGTCATATCCAAATCACTACGTTTATTTGGTTCGTGAATTGTATTCCAAAATTCATATAACTTGAAGAATAACTCTCTATCTAATGTACAACCCTTTTGTTTTAAGAATTGTGCATCAAACATATGTTTTTCCCAATTTATATCCCAACCTACTACATGACTTGCTTTCAATGTATATAGTAGGTTAGGTTCGGCAATACCTTCTAAATGTCCAATAATGGGATTATATAGATATTCAACTTCTCTTGAACTCTTTAAAGAATTGTCAGTTACCGCATAATCACTATCTTTTGGATCTCTCTTAAAGTCAGGATAATGATGTTTTATTGCTTTACTACCTATTAATACCATAACTATTTATTTTAATGATGCAAATATATGGTATTATTTTTTACTGAACAAATTTACTTTCTTTTTTAAATTCAACAATTTTTTCTTTAATGTTGTAATAGTTATCTTTATTTTTTATATCAATATCGTACTTTTTAACCATATTCCTGATTTGATTTTCAGTAAGTTGTGAATTAACAGATAAATAGTCAATCATCTCCATTAAAAGATCCTTATATTTATCCATGACTTCATCAACTTCTTTTTCTGCTGTTTCAATTAATTTTTTTGATATTTTTTCAGCATCTAACAATAAATTTTCACTCCTAAATGAAACAATTTCAGAATCCGTATGTCTTATAACAAATGGAGAATTACCATGACCATAAGCTTTAATCATCATATTAGAGGTTTCAGTTACTGAAGATAAATCAGAATAAGAACCAGACGATAACATTTCTTCACTTTTTAGTACGTATTTTTCCGCTGCCCTACCACCTAAAGCAATTAAGATGTTTAAATATTGTATCTCTTTAGTTTTAATATCAGGTAATTCAATTCGACAAAATCCTTCCGCATTTGATGCAGTTTTAGATACTACTAACTTAGGTATTAACTTAGCCTTAATAATTGAAACAAGTGCATGTCCAGATTCATGAATTGCAGTATATGATTGATTTTCAGATGAATCTGATTTTCTTAAATTTTCAATTTTTAATGTTACTGGATATTCAAATTTCACATCATCAGTTTTTGTCTTAATAATAATTTCATGTGAACTATCAATATAATTAAATGACCATATAATATTATCCGTATCAATACCCTTTAAAATTACATCACTAATAATCTTAGTGATAAAAGAATCTATAAAAGTACTTATTGTTGATAAAACTGGTCTAACACCTTGACTGGGAAATACAGATTCTTTATAAACAATGTCTTCAAGACTTTCAGTAAAAAATAAGTTTATATCAAATTCAGATTTGAAATAATCAATTCTTTGTTTTAGTAACTTTTTAATTATTTTTCTATAAGATTCACAAGAAAATGACGGATAAATAATGATATTATTACCCAACCTACCTATCTGCTCCATTCTAAATCTAGTGGATAAAGCATGTTTAATTTTTGATGGTGTTATTTTTAAAGAATGTTCATGAAAAATATCAGCATCAGCGTCGGGATTTGATGAATGAGTCATGTTATATGCCTCATCAATATTACCAATAATAAAAATAAGTGATTTAGATAAATCAAATTTTAATAAAGACTTACCATCAATTAAAACACTATAAAAATGTTTTATTAAATCATCTTTAGTTTCAAACTTAGTTAAAAACTCCAAATAACTTGAGTGAGTATGTGTTGAAAAGAAATTTGGATTATTAATTGCCATTTTCTTAAATAAACTTTCAGGGACAATAGTTAACCCTGTAATCTTATCAACATTAGTAATGCCTAAATCTTTAACATTATATGCTAGTAATTTTTTAGTATCAATAAAATTGTCAATACTAATACAATCTGGATATTCACGTTTTATAATGTCAATTGATGATTGAAAAAGACAATTTACATGAATAGTATTAATATCGGATGTTTTATAGTATTGTGAAATGTTAGCGTTGCTTTGTAAATCAGAAATAATCCTAGTTGTTTCAAGAGATTTAGTTCTTAAATTTTTATCAAAAAACATTTTTAAATCCATTTCTTCTAATTGTTTGAAATATCTAAAAAAATTAGACTCAAGACGCTTTGGTGCAGTTAAAATACCTGAATCAATAACTTCCCACATAGAACGTAAAGATTGTCTAGCGATTTCAGCACCCTTTTCATCAATTGTTCTACCAAATTGTATTTCATCAAAAACAATAACCATATTGTTATCATTTTTTTGACAAACTTTATCGGTTAAATCATTTTTTAATTTCCATTCACTATCATTAGCATATTCACCAATATCAAACCTTACATACTTATTTTCTAAATCAAGTAATTTAACTAAACGTTCAACTAAGTCTGTTTTACCAGTTGCAGTCATACCAAATAAATTAATAATTAATGGTCTCTTTAATGACTTTGGAAAAACATAATAAGATCTAATATTATCTATAATATTATCAATAACCGAATCTAAACCTATATACTCACTTTTTAATTGTTCTTTAACAATTTCCAAATTAGCGTTTTTCTTAACAATATTTTTTCTTTCTTTTAATGTTATTTTCATAATTTTTTATTTTAATGATGCAAATATATGGTATTATATTTTACTGAACAAATTTACTTTTTTAAACTATCATATTCATCGTTCATCAGTTTAGCACTGAATTTACTATCCAATGTTCTTAAAACGATACCTTCGACCATGTTATTCTTAAAGTATTCTTTACATTCCTTTTCAATTTCTTCTCTTGAATTGAATTCTTTTTTGAAGATTTCTTTACATCTTTCAAAACCAAAAATATCCATGTAAATTTTGAAAGTATTATTATCTAGTTTAAGAGCAACACCACTTGAATAATCATCCATACCATAAAACTTAATGTTTGGTTGATTTTTTGAATCAGGATTATTCTTATTACCAGAACCTTTCCAAGATTGACCGTTTGCTTCACCTCTTAAAATGAATTTTTTTGGAAAGTCCTCATTATTAAGTTTTTCTTTGATTTTTTCAATGTATGGTTTTGCCAATACAATGAATTGATCATCACTTTCCACCATTTCTCTAATTAACAAATCAGGTTTATAACCAAAGAATTTTTTAATTTTTTCCCATAATGTTGGTTCTCTATTTCCAATGACTTTGGAAATCATTACTTCTTTAAGATATGTTCTAGAAGCAACACTTATTTTACCATTATCAACAATCAATGAAATACTAGAACCATCACATTTTATAGAACCAATTAATGTTACAGGATAACCAATTTTATTTTCAATATGTCCCCAAAGATTTTTACAATTCATTTCATCTGTCTTATAAACACCAGATGGTAATGGTTTACCACTTCTAACTTTCATTCCATGATTATCAGTATTATCAGGTTCTTCCCATTTGGTAATACCTAATTCTTTTGCTAGATCTCTACCCTCACCAGGTCCGTAGTAGTGGTAAAAATGTAGTAGATCATCGTCCGTATAATCATCCTTCTGCAAGTACTTAACAACTTCTTCAATTGGTAATAAAATACCAACAGAATATGTTGGTTCCAAATCACCAGTATGAAGATTGAATTTCACCGCTCTAATACGATAGTTTGAACCAAGTTTTGATTTCTTTGAATCACCAAATGGTCTGATAAATGATTCAAACAATGGAATATCACTCAATGAATAATCAGGTTGAATATACACCGCCTTATCACCTATTTCATATAGGTCTTTCTGTGCAACCAAACTGAAACCATTTTCTTCAATTTCAATTTTTTCAATTGCATTTGCTTGTTCATCACCCTTGAATAGGGGTATTTTATTTTTAATTGTGACGATTTGAACTGGGTTGATTTTTACTTCCTCAACATCTGTACCTCCAGCACTTTCAAATCCAACAACAAAATCTCTTTGTAATCTAATTAAGTTCATTATTTTATTTTTTTATTGTACAAATTTATTTTTTATAAATCTAAAAAATCTGAATACCAATTCACCTAAATAAAATCCACCAAAAATTATTGAAACTATTGTCTCAACAATAAGTGTATATGGATTATTAAAAAATGAATCACTATACCTATTAAAATCGGTTATTGTTGCAAATATTGTACCTAATGAAAGAAACATTATTGTCCATAACGTCAATTCAAAATAGGATAATCTTATAAAATAAAAATATTTTACCATGTTTATTTTGTTTTATCAATTATTGTTATGTAGGGAAATTTACTAATAATTTCTGTTGCCCAAGATCTTGCTTCCTCATCACTATCGAAATACACTATTTCCCTTAAAGGTTCTTTAGTTCCAACAGAATACCATACAGTAACATACGGTTTTTTCCATATTTCATTATTTTTTAAAATATAATAATCATAGTTATTAATAATTTCAAAACTTTTAGGATATTCATCATCATCTTGTATCCAACCACCTTGAATCGTTTCGAATCTTTTTTTAAAGAAACCTTTTTTCACCTGATAAGTGTCTTTCCATTTATATGAAGTCTTAATACTATGTCTAATTTCAACTTCAAAAATTGTGTCTGATTTAATGTAATTTATTTTCATTATTTTATTTTTAATTCTTTTTCCATATCTCTCTTAATATCCTTCTCTTTAAGGGATTCTTTTTTGTTGGCGTGGTTCTTACCCTTAGCCAGGAATATTTCGACCTTTAATAGTCCCTTATCGTTACAAAACACACGATAAGGAACAATCGTTAAACCTTTAACCAATTCTTTTTTCAGTCTATTTAATTCAACCTTCTTTAATAGGAGTTTTCTATCTCTTGTTGATTTATGACTATATGGTGAATCAGTCTCAGGAATATTAGAATTCCTTATGAATAGTTCATCATTATCAAATATACAGAACGATTCTGACAATGATAGTTTACCTGCGAAGATTGATTTTACTTCAGTACCAGTTAATACTATCCCTGCAACTTCATTACGAATAAATTCATAATCAAACTTAGCTCTCTTATTTACTATGTTAATATTCCGTGACATGTTGCAAATATAGGTAAAATAATTAACCCACCAAAATTTCTTTTATTTTTCTTGAATTTCCTTTAGTAAAACCCTGAGCGTATATTGATGAATTACCATTTGTACCAATAATGATTTGACAACCATCAGCACTCCAAAAGTTTTCTACAACCTGAACACTATTAATTGTTCTTCTTTGAATGGTTACAACATTTGTTTTATCAAAATAACCCAATTTCTTTGAATAAGTTACATTCTTTGGTGTTATTGTTATTGTTGCAGGAAATACCAATGAACCACTAGATCTTGAAGACGATTTGAAAATATATGTACTTCCATTCGTTTGATATTCTAAACTATCATTACCGATTAAATACATAAAAATGTATAGGAGAAATAATCCTCCAAGAAAATAAATTAAAAACATATTATAAAAATAATAATTTATAAGTTAAAAATAATTGAAAATCACAAACCCAGTGAATTACCAATATATAAAATATTTCATTTAATGAGATCATAGTTCTTCTATTGTTTTTCCTGCTAATTTATGTCTTGTTGGGTGACCATTTTCATCCACTCTAACAAAAACAATTTTATCCATTTTTAAAATACTTTCTTTTGTTCTTTTATTTCTAACTTCACATTTAAAAGTAATTGAGGTTGTACCAATTGCAACCATTTCCATTCCAATTTCAACCACATCACCAAGTTTTGCTGGTGATAAGAAATTAACCTCAGACATGAATTTGGTAACAGTCATTTCGGTATCCAATTGACAATAAGAAAAGATTGCTGATTCCTCGTCAACCCACTCCAAAATTCTCCCACCATATAGTGTACCTCTTGGGTTTAAATCCTCATGTTTTACCAATCTTCTGTTTCTGAATTCCATATTATTTTCTTTTTAATTTGAAAGGTTTTCTTTCATCTTTATTTATTGGGTCAGGATTACCAATAGTAACGTCATTTTCTATAAGAATATCCCTAAGAAAATCCAAATTAAATGATGTTTTACCCCCTGTCGCCGGTCCTCCGATGATAGTGCCAGGATATTCACCCACATTTAAACCATCTGAAAGGATTCCACTATAATCACCATAAAAACTAAACCCATTACTATTATAGACTTGTTTAACATATGAGTCGATATCAATTATATTAATCTTTTTCATGTTTAATCCATTTATTTGTTGAGTTTAATTTGAAACTAGCGATATATTTCATATTCCAACTAGATGGTTCTATGATTGATAGGAACATTGTATTATCATTCTTACTATATAAATGATATATGTGTCCTACTATTGGTTGAAAGTTATAATTTACTTCAGTATAAATAAGTTTATTCCATTCATATTCATCCTTTAGTCTTTTAGCTTCTTCCTTTAATTCATTATATCTAGTTTCAAAATCATTATTAACATCTTTAATCTTTGATAATTTCCAACCATCTACATTATCCGCCTGAATAGCAGGAGCACCAAGATTACTACCATAAGTTAATTCTCGTGGATAATAACCACGTTCCTCATCCCATACAACTAAATCAGGTTTTTTATTACTCATTTTTTATTAATGATTCTTTACCAATGTCTTATGATTCCTGCAACAATGAAAAGATTTGTTATTATATAAATTGCAACAATAATGGTTCTTACTATTGCAATTTTATCTGCTTCATCGTTTGAGTTACCAGATTTTTCTCCAAGGGACTTTGCCCATATTCTCCAAATACTATTCATCAAATAATTTAATTAAATATTGAAACATTTCACTGTTTATCATTTTGAAATATTTTTATTACTGCAAATATAATTCTTTTTTTTTAAATAAAAAAATGAAATTCATATGGTAATTGATATATTTATATAATATGGACTATAAAAAACATTATGATAAATTAATTGAAACAAGAACTAAAAGGATCATTAATAAAAATGAATACTATGAAGAACACCATATTATACCTAAAAGTCTTGGTGGAACCGATTCAAAAAACAATTTAATATTTTTAACTGCCAGAGAACATTTTATCGCTCATTGGTTATTATGGAGAATTTATAGAAACAAAGAAATGGCATTTGCTTTTTTTGCTATGGTTCATATGGGTAATAACCAAAAAATTAATTCATCTAGAATTTATGAAGAATGTAAATTAGCTAGACGTGAATTTATTATTATTAATAATAAAAAATACCATAAAAATAAAACAATATCTCAAAAACAAATTAAAATAATAAGTGAACTATTTAAAAATAAACAAAAAACTAAAGAACATCGTAATAAAATATCTGAATCGTTAAAAAATAAACCAAAAACAAATAGTCACAAAAATAATTTATCAAAATCACTTAAAAATTTTGATTGGTCAAATCATTTAGAAAGAAATAAAAAAATTTCATTATCTAATAGTGGTGAAAAAAATGGTAGATCAAAAAAAGTTTTTATGTACAATGAAAATAATGTTTTATTGTTAACTTTTAACACAATGAAAGATGCGTTAGAATATATAAATAAAACAAAAAAATTTACTAAAACTACATTTTATCGTTATGTTTTAAACAAAAAAATGATAGATTCGATATTTTTTTCTTTTTAATTGTTTTTTAAAATTTCAATAGACTTTTCAAGTCTATCCCACAATGTTGTGTGTTCACCATCAATAAATAATTTATTTTTAAACTCATCATGTTCTTCCAAATACATTAATGATTTATCATGATTACCCATTCTTATTCCATGTTCAATGTTTGCAATTCTATCTGCAAGTTTAGTAGGTTTTGCTTTTGGATATTGTTGAAGTTTTAACATTACCCTTTCTTTTTTTTCTTTCCTGTTTCTAACATCTGAAGGATCAGTACAAGCTAAAACAATTTCCGCAACATTATAACCAAAAACCTTTTTAATTTTACTATAAGTTAAATTACCATCTTCAATAGTATCATGTAAATAACCTCCAATAATATCATCACCAGAATAACCATGTTCTTTAAGAACATTTACAACATCTTCAATATGTTTTTCATATGGAAAAATATCGTACATAATATTCTTATGTGTTACATATGCAACCATTTTTGCCTCAGTAATCAACTTATCATAATTAATTTTTTCCTTTATTGACATAAACTATCTTTTATATAAACGATTGTTATTATAAAATGCAACTGGGTTTGTTTCCGCAATTAAACCATATTCTTTGGTTACATTCTCATGGATAAGTTCTCTATCCTCATTGATGTATTTGGCGATAATATGACAGAATCCATAATTCGATTCGTCAACAATATCTTGGTCTGTACCAAAAACACCACAATATGTTGCCTCACCAACTTCAGATATAAACATCCCTGAATAGAAACCTTTAAGTTGATACTTATCAACGAATTTATCGGCATTACACCAAATGAATACGTTATTTTCTTTTTCATTTAACAATGGTACCATTGAAAAATCAATGATTGTACCATAAGAACCGGGGAATTGTCCAACTGAAAACAAACCACCAGGATAACCATGACCCATGAACATACATCGGTCATGTTCTTTGATAAGTTCTGCAACTTCTTCTTTCATAACTCCACCAGTTATAACTGTTTTGTTTGGAATATCTTTATAAACGATATCCAAGAAAGATGTTGACGGGTCTTTTGGGTGTATTATTAATGTCTTATTCATAATGCAAATATATGTTTTTAATTTTAATTAAACAAATTTATTTTATCCTGCTTGTTCATCTTGTGATTCATCTCTCAATTGTGGACGTTCTATGGTAATATTTGTTGTAATCCAACCTGATCTTCCAAGTCTGTCACTCATTTCTGTTAGAAAATTATTAACTGATTCCTCAACATCACCATCAATTTCTCCCACCATATCTTCACCATCTTCTGGCATTGGTTCAGCTTCAACACCATAGTCTTCTTCTTCATCTTCTCTTGATTCCATTTCAGAAATAAAATCTCGGTCAACATATTCTTCTTGTTGATGTTGTTCTTCCAATTGTCTCATTTGAGAAATAAATTCACTCTCAACATCTTCATTTGCTTCTTGAATTCGATCCACTTCAAGATTATGAATATATTCTTGTCGTCTAGCAATTGCATCAACAAGATCGGCAACTCTTAATCTAGTCGGTTGTGGTTGATCTACAGGTCTATCTTCAACATCATCAGTCATTAACTCCCTAACACGTCTTACTCTATCATTGTTAGTTAAATCATTAATACGTTGTGCTAATCTACCAAATCTATCATTTTCTACTCCATGAGCAAGTTCACCATAATTTATATCAGGTAACATACCAGGAAGTACGTCTCCACCAGGTTCTTGTTCTTCTTCATTAACTACCATTTCAGTTACACCAATTGTTCTTCTTTTCTTAAAAAATTCCTCTTCTTTTGGTACTTGAACTTTATTTCTTTTTGCATAAACTTCCAAGTTAGTATAAGGATTGTTATTAATTTCCTCCATTAATATTGATTTAATATAATCAGGTAATCCCGATTCCATTGAATCAATTCTAACATCTTTCTGATCCCAAAATGAAAATTCTCTTGCAACACCACCAAGACTATTACTATCACTATGTTTTAATGACCTAAATACAGCAACTTTAACACCGGTTTTTTTATTAATAAAATAAATTAAAATACCATTCTTAGTGTACTTATCAAAGTATGTTCTTTCATTATGTGTTGTACACCATTTGGTATTAGAACCATACTTTCTTGATGATTCATATGTTAATGGTCTTAATACTAACCATTCTTCATCGTCAGAAATTTTCTGTACTTGTTTCTCCATTTCTTTCTCAATATGTCTAGATTCAGATTTGGAAACCTCGTTCTTTAATTCATCAATTGATGTGTATGTTAATACATCATTTTTTTCAATTAAACCACGTTCATTTAAATTAACAAACTTTTGGAATAATTTTATATCTTCAGACATATTTTCAGTAATCAAATAATGAATATATGTTGAAAACGATGTTAACATATCAACCTCTGATTGTGGTATATCAAAAATTTTTGAAATCAATGTACCATAAACATTATTTTTTTTACCACCTATTTTTTTATTCTTGTAAAGTTTACAAAATAATTCAAGGTACTTTGCTTTATTTGTTTTTGTAACAAAACTCATAACATCAACCAAACTGATGTTGTACTCCGGATTAGACTTTAGTTGTTTGTAATTTGACATTTTCTATTTAATTTTTAATTTTTCCACTCGATTATTGGACAAGCCCTTTTATATATTGCAACTACCATTTGTTTTGGTACTTGTATGAAATTTGTATAATATAATTTTAAACAAACATATCTAAATCCTTTAAATGTATAATAAAAAAACACAATGGATAATATAATTCCTAATACAACTAAAATACCAGCACCAATAACCTTTAAAATATATAACCATCCATATTTAGTAACACCATCGTAAAAACAATATACGATACCAAGTAAAACTCCTATTATAATAATACCAAAGAGTACTTTACCGATAATTACAACTGTCTTTAATTTTCTTAGTTCTTTATCATAATCGTATTCTTTTTCGACTTTTGGTTTATTAGTTTTAAATTTACTTCGAATATAATAAAATAATTTTTTAACACCCAAAATAGGTAATATTATTGGTGATAATAATATTAAAAATACCATAGACCAATAATATGGACATAATACTTTTGGTTGTTCTTTTGAGAAGACATTTGAATAGTACCAAAAATGCCAGCTATTCTTATTAAATTTTATTGTTTTACTGATTGTTCCATCAGATTCTACTGATAGTGAATTTGAACTTTTAATGAATAAGGTGATCCCAATTAAAATAATAATACCTAAGATTAAATAAATGAATACCATTTTAAAATTTTTTATTTGTTATTAATAGAACAAAGATAATAAAAAAACCCCAATAAAAAAAATTATTGGGGTTTTTATCTAATTTATTTTTTTATTTAAAACCAATTTTGGTTTTTTCTTCCGATTTGAACTCTTCCTCATTGACATTATATATTTCAGTTAATGTCATTGGTTTTGTTGCAACAAAATCTTTGATCTTCAAGTGATTAACCAATTTATTTGATTCCTCAATGGATAATTTATCAAATTTATGTTCAGCAATTAATCTACCTTTACGGAGTAATGCTTCATCAATCTTCTTCTTATCCATATTAAATGTTGCCACAATCTGAATATTCAACATATCACTTAATATACCATCAGTAATGTTAAGGATGTTTGAAACCCCAGCAGTTCCTCCAGTATTTCTATCGGTGATCACCCTTTCAGCATCCTCAATGAAGAGGATACTATCGGAATTATCAATAAGGAATGGTGTCATTTCAGGTGAGGTGATAAAGTCTGCCAGATGTGGTGGAACAAATATTACTCTCTTATCCTTAATCTTACTTGCCAAGTACTTTAAATAGTGGGTTTTACCTGTACCAGGTGTACCATGTAACAATACCAACCCTTTACCATTAGGTTTATTAAGATGTGTTATTATTTTATTATGTACCTTTGTGAAATGAGAACCATAATTCAATTCAATATCCATCTTTTGTTTTGGTAATTCAAATAGAACAGTACTATAACCAGATTTAGATGTTGTAATTAAACGAATGTTATTTTCTTTTTCCTTTTCGGGTTTACCTAAGATAGTTAATTCATTAATTAATTGACGATAAGTATCTTCAGATGTGTTTGAAAACACATAAGGAGAACCACCGGTATTTTTATTTTTACCTTTTCTTTTATTTTTAATGTTTCTACCACCGAAAGAGATTACAATTATACCACCATCATTGTATTTTTTATAATAATGTGATACTAAATAATGTCTCTCTTTTGATTGATATTCTTTTGTGTGAACATGAATAAATCCTTTTTCAGTTATTAACTTGAAAATCTCATCACCGTTATACTTTATTTCTTCGGAAGGTTTAAAATATCTATCAATCGGCTTACCTGTTTTATTCATAATAAAAGGTCCCACCGGAAAATCATCCGAATCAAACGGACGATAAAATGTCTCTTCGTGTATTCCATCCATATCTAATATATTTTTAAACTCCTCCTTCACTTTTTTTAATTATTTTACACCCATTGCGTTCTTGGAAATATCCAACATTTTTTGTGCTTCATCTGTACTAATTACCGCTAATTTAGAAACTGGTTGATTGAAGTGTAATGGAACAGTTGATGTAATATATTTCATATTACTTTCAATATATATGTTCTCAGGTGTGAACCCAAATACAGCGTCACCATTTGTTCCATAAGAACCCGCCTCATCTGGAGATGGGACTACTGCAACTTGCCCAACCGGTAAATCATTTCCACTTCTTGCACCTGATATGATCTGCATTGTATTGGTTAATTGACTATTAACTGATGATACTTTATTAACTTGATAATAACCAATTGGTGTTCCAACTCCTTCAATGAAGATATACATATAGAACATAACCGCTCTATCATTTTGAAGTTTAAAACGTTTGATAAGGTTATCACGTTCCAACGACCAACTGATTGTCGGTGCAGGTTGTACCTCATTTAAATTTTGTTGATTACTCTCGGTGTGAGCCTGTTCTTTAATTGCCGATGTGTTATCCGGAACTTCTTGATTTACATTACAACCTGTATTAGACATCATAATTGTCATTAATACGAAAACTGATACTACTGTTAAAAACTTTTTCATTTTTTTTGTTTTTTTTTTATTTGTTATAATTAGAAAAATCATTTACATTTAACTGATATGGTAATGCATCAGATTTCCACCATTTCTTATCAATATGTTTACTCTTTGCGTTGTATTCTTCAACCCATCTATTCAAATTGGATTTCGTTGCGTTAATACGTTGTGCCTTTGTAAACTGTTCAAACTGTCTGTCAGTTTCTGGTGTTGATTGTACAATACCCAAATCAGTATTTAACTGATCACAAGTTGCTTTGATGTTCTGATACTCATCATAACTAATCACAGCGTTTTCCATACTATTCTCTACATGTCTTTGTAGAATGTCACATGACCTACATGTGAATGACAATAGTGTAATCCCCATTAGGATTAAAACCACTAACATAATTTGTCCGAATGTCCTCATTTTTTTTTAATTTATTATTGTTATTTAATGATGCAAATATAAGTGAATTGTTTGAGATAAAAAAATAAATTATAATTTTTCTATTAATTTAATTCTTTTTGCTAGAATCCATTTACCACCTTGTTTCTCAGGTCTAATCATTTCAGTATAATCTTCAACTTGAACTTTACACCAAACTCTATTCTTTAAAGTTAAATGTGGTGCGGTTGGGTTCTCTGTACAATGAAAATAAGGTCTGAATTTATAACCCTTTGTTGGATATTCCTTTGCTTCAATCCATTGATTAAATGGATAGGTTTCTTTTTTATTGATGAATAAAGATGATATTGAACCATCTTTCCTCAATCTGAATAGTTTATAAACTATCATGAACAAATTTTAAACGTTCTTTCTAATATTGATTGTAACTCATTATCTTTATCAAGATGGATTGTATTCCAAAGTAACATATCAAGATGACCAGAGATTCCAAAATCTTCTTCTGTTCTAAGAATTGAATTTAATTTAGATAACTCGTTTAATGATTCAACACGATCCGGTCTTTGATTGAAGATACGATATTCTTCCATTTTTTCTTCCGGATTTTGTGTTTTGAATTCTTCTTTATATTGTTTTTGACGAATATTTATTAATTCTTGTCTTCTATCACTCTGTTCCTCAGTTAATTTATTAACATAACGATGAAGTGTAAGGTTAAAAAAATCAGTTTGACGAATTGACTTATGGAAATCATAAAACCAATCTTCTTTGTTTTCTTGGTAATGTGATAACCAGTATTCCAAATTTTCTTTTAATTCTTTTTCAGGAAATATGGAAAACAAATGATGATACATTGAACATATATCACTATATTTTGATTTCAAAATTTCTTTAAACTCTTTTACAATGTCTTCCATGTCTAATTAATTTATGCAAAAATAAGGTGGAACTTTCATTCCACCAAATTTATTTTTTTAACAACGATAATTTACATCATCCTCACTTGGGAATAATAATCTTCATCAAACGTGTCTTCCGTACTATCGAATGTATTTTCCATAAAATTATTTTTTTTTTAATTCGTACCATTCATCAAAAGATTGTTTACTAACTTCTTTTAATTTATCTAACCTTTTAATCCTTTCCTCAGTTTCTTTAATTATACCATTTATGGTTTTAATATAAACTTCATATTCATGTTTATATGATTCTTTAGGTTTAACCTCTTTTACTTTTTCATCAACCGATTTTTTTTCATTAAAACAATCATTGGTACAAGGACCATGATCACAGTACCAACAATGTAATCCAATTCCAATTGCCATGGTTAATTATTTTTTATTGTATTTAACCATTGTAACATCCATATCCTTTAACTCTCGTTTAATTATTGGTAAAACAATATTAATGTCTCCCCCAGCAAGACCACAACCTATAACATAAGGGAGACCAATATGTTTACCTTTGAAGATATGATTAATCTTTCTCATACACATGGTAATTGCCTCATAATCTACTGGTTTTTCAACACCATCAGTATGGTTTTTACCATAATAAAATTGAGTGTAACTATTAACAACAATCAAATTTTTTATTACATTACCAGATGTGTTTAATAATGGAACATATTCCCAATCAATTTGACCTAATTTATTTATATTACCTTTATATTGATTTTTTTCAAGTTCAAAACGATCAGTACCAAATGTTTTAACCATTTGTGGTGCGATTCCCGCCTGCATTGTGCAAAAACAATTGCAACCATGTGATATAACATCAAAATTTCCTTCAAGACCCAATTTTATTAAGTCACCTTCTATTTCTTTATACATAATATTTTTTAATTTTCAACTTCAACATCAAATTTTTTTATTGGAGTGACCAATTCATATTTACGTTGATCACTCCATGATAGTCTACAATATTCAACTTCAGTTATTGTAATTGAATGGTCAGAAATAAGACGATAGTAATTACCCATTAAACTTAGTTTTATTTTTTTCTTTATGTTCCAAATACTTCACATGAACTTTTTCTGCATATTGCATTAATTCAATTACTGCAAATGTATCATTATGATGTCTTTTTACATTTACAAAAAATGAATTGTCATCAAGTGTCCAAAAATCTGCATATGTTAGTACCCAAAAATATGTTTCCTTGTGGATAATATATTCAGTATCAATACCACGATAGACTATTTCACCAGTACCATCTTTTTTTTCTGACCACTTAATTTCCATATTAAAATACGTTATATTGTGTAACCTTTGTTTTTACAAATTCATTTTCATTTAACACTAATTTAGGAATATCCTTAACTGAATTTGTACAATAGATACCATCAAAGTATTCACTTAATGTTTCAAAACTTGCACTGAATATACCATGTGTTACAACTAAGTAAATTCTAGCATCAGGATAAGTTTCAATGATAACTTTTGCAATCTCAATAAATGTTCTACCACCATCACAAATGTCATCAATAATAACAAATGATTTGTTACTATGTTCAGGAGTAAGAGGAACATCAGTTCTCAAAATCCTACCAGTTTCAACATCACGATGTTTTGATGCAATTAATATATTATTTTTATAACCAATACCTTCTGCAACATGATAAATCTTCTTCATTGCACCAGCATCAGGTGAAACAATAACAGATTGAGTTAATCCAATTGCTGGTGGTACAATATTGGTTATTGCAAACTTAACAAGGTTTACGTTATCAATAATATTAAGGTTCTTAATACAAGCAGCTGCAACATCACTATGTGCATCCATTACTGTTACACTTTCATAATCTTGTGCATTTAATATTGGTGCAATCACATCAACAAGATAAGAGTTACCACCAGATAAAAATTGACGATCTGAACGTGCCCCAAGTAAATAAGGAATGTAAAGATGTATTTCTTTTACTTTCAATCTACGAAGTGCTTTAGTTGCACATATAATTAATTCCAAGTCCTTAAATGAGTTGAAACGTGATTTAATCTGTATCACTTCATTAGAACCAATATCGGTTATATTTGAAGTGAATTTCCAACTAATTAATGTGATGTCTTGTTGACCATCAGGAAATGTAGATATTCTGAATTTAATGTCAGATTCTCCATAATTTGTTAAGTTTAAAACTTTCATATTTTTATTTTAATGTTATGCAAATATAAGTAAAATGTATTAATTAAAAAAATTAATACATAGAAATTTTACCGATTTGGGTTATTTTTACCCCTCTAAACTCTTTATGACCTGTAATAATACCATAGAATGAAATTTTTGAACCTACATTCACTTCCAATCCATCATCATTTAAAAATCTCCTATCAATCTCACCAAATTTTGATAAGACATTTTTTCTAGTATCAACCATTTCATATACCTGGGTTTCACCAAATTTACCATTAACAACTCTGATGGATGTAATTGTTGCATCAAAATTCATTTTTGCACCAATATTACCAAGATGTTTACTCTCAACCAATGGTTTAACATTCTGACTTTGTGATTCATGTGTTTTCCAAGCATCAAAATCATTAATAAACCCTAACATTTTCTTTGCTCTTGTATATGCAACATAAATTAAATTTTGTTCCTGATCTCTCTGCCATTGTGTCTTTGCATTCTTTGATGGCATCAATTCACGATGAATAATAAAAACCCTCTCCGCTTCTAACCCCTTGGACTTATGAATGTTACTTAAACATATCCCTACCTTCTTATTATCAGAAAATAATGTATTAATTTTTTCAATTACTTCCAAAGGATTTGTTATATTTCTTGATAATGCTTCAATCACATTGATTTTTTCGGTATATAACACAACATGATTATCTTCCAATGCATCTTCACGACTTATACCATGATTTGTTGCTATTTTTTCAATTAACTTATCTTTCTCATTATATAACCTGGAAAAAACATTTTCCATTGTAAATTCTTCAGTGATTCTTTCACAATCCTTTATCATTGTAACCAATGATAATCCAATGTCTGAACCAATGATATATGCCTTCTTTCCATCACTTAATAAACGAATACATAATGAAACTATCGGGAATGTTTGACGACATAATACCATATCACCATCCTGTAAATCTTTATAAGAAAAATCATCTTCAACAACCCCCTCATTGTTTTTCTTATGTGATTTGATAAATGGATTAATACTTGTAACCATATTAACAATCTGTGAATGACAACGATATGTTATTGATAATGGTAGTTGTATTGTATTTGGAATGTCACATAATTTTTTAAATGATTCATGGTCAGCACCAGAAAATCCATAAATTGACTGTTTTTCGTCGCCAACGGAAATAAATCTTCCTCCATTTGGGTTAATTGCACGTAACATTAATTCTCTTTGTACTGTATTTAAATCTTGTACTTCATCAACAAAAACAAAATCAAATGTTTCATTTGGTAAATTAAATATAATTGGAAAATAAACCATATCAGTAAAATCAATTATATTTCTAATATATAAACCTAATTTAATTAAATACCATGCAACTTCACATTCACCATCTTCATTATCAATTAAATGGTGTTCTGAAATTTCTTTTAATTTATCAAGACCTTTTGTTTTACTAATAACATCAACCAAATTTAATCTCCCTAAATTACATAATGAAATTACATTTTCTGTAAACTTTTTAATATCTAATTCATCATTTTTAACCGATGAACTCATACGTCTTATATATGAAAAACAATCTTCATCAAATTTATAATCATTTATTGGATCTTTACTGTTCTTCTGATAATATTTAATAATATTGTTAAATAATTTTTTATACTTATTATTATCAATAGTAAACTCCATTCCACCTGATAAAATAGAATGACCAAACCCATGAACGGTTTTAACAACAATATTACCAGTCTTTGGTACACGTTCCACCAATTCATTGGCAATACTTTTATTGAATGCCATAAATAAGACACGTTTATCCAACGGAATTAATTTAAGTGCTTCAATTAATGTGGTTGTTTTACCACTACCAGCAACTGCTGAAATGATTGCATTTTTATTATCATTCTTAATAAAATTAAAAATGTCTTTCTGATTCTTACTCGGTGTAAACTTACCCATTTTCTCCTAATCTTTTTAATATAATATTATAGAACTCTAGTTCTTTCTCAACCATAACGTAATTTCTATTCAGGTTCTTTGCCGCCAATCCGGTAGTTCCTGATCCTGCAACATTATCCAATATCAAATCACCTTCATCAGTATATGTTTTTATCAAATACTCCATCAATGCGACAGGTTTTTGTGTTGGGTGGATAGTACCATCCAATTTTGTTTTTTGCTTGTCAGATGGGAAGATTTGGATACTTCTTGGGTATCTATCAGTTTCTCCACCACCACTCACATCTTTATCTGTCTTTCCATAAAGAGTAGTTTTATTTTGAACTTCTACCTTCTTTGTATATGAATTAACTGGTTTATGTCCAGTTGTTTTTTGTGGATTGTACTTTGGTAATTTCTTGTAAAATACTAGTATCGACTCATGTGCAACCATTGGCATTCTTTTGGCATTAAGAAATCCAGTTGCCTGTGTTTTTTCCCAAATCCATTCATATCTTAATAATTTAAGATTTGAACAACCCAAAATTTTATCAAATGGGTTTTTAGCGAAAAGTAATATTACTCCATTATCTTTGATAACCCTTTCATATTCAATCCACAATTTTTCTAAATCTAATGGAATGTCCCATGATGCATTATTTAAACAACCATAAGGTAAATCTGCAATAATTGCATCAATACTTTTATCCTTAATAAAAGGAAAAACATCAAAACAATTTCCATAAATACATGAATTAATTGGAACTTCTTCTAATTTTTTAATTTCATCCACATTAAACTTACCCATATTAAAATTTATATTTTTCAACTGTTTTATTTTCATTTATTACTATAAATTCACATTTAAGAAATCTAATAATTTCATTTCTTCTATCAATATCTTTTTTTTTTAATTATTAATATTGAATTACAAATATTCAATAGAAATTTTTCAATTTCCCAAATTTATTTATGTAAATAATCTCTAAACCATTTTGAAAGATGTTTCTTTTTAAACTCAGTTAATTTATTAACCATTTTCCACCATTTTAATTTAATTGATAAATTAATTAGAAATGTCATTAAATTAGTTAAATTAGAAAAAAACCTATACCTCATTTATCCGTGATTGAAATCTTTTATATATTTTAATACTGCAATGTCTTTAGATTTTGCTTCTATTTCAATATCGAATGTTTCTCCAAATGTTTGGATTTCTTCATATATGAAATCAGCATGTGCAGTTTTTACTACTTTGGTATCCTCATGATGTTTTGATGATGACATATGTGTTAATGGTTTAACTTTCCATGTTTTTAAAGCCAATTTGAGAGCTTCTTCAAGTGATTGATCTTGGAAACCAAAGTTAAAATGATGTTGGTCAAAAACAATAGGTATATTGGTATGTTTATAAACAAAATCATGTAACATCTTAACTGAGTATTGATTCGGTGAATCATCATTCTCTATGGTAAGTCTTGATTTACAAGAATCTGATAATAATTTAAAATTTTCCACAAATCTACTAGCAGCAATTTCTCTTGTAGGTTTAGTGGTGTTAATGTGTATGTTAATAGGATAATAGTGTGATTGATCTAATCCCATTAAGTCCATCAATTCAGCGTGTTGATTGAGTTCGTAGATAGTTTTTCTAACTACATTTTCGTTTTCACTTGCAAGTACGTTAAACTGACCTGGATGATAACTGGTTCTAATATCATTATTTTTAATTTTATTACCAATTAATGTTAGATAAGATTTAATAACATTAAATTTTGGTAAGTCTTGAAATTTATATTCTGACATCCAAGGAAATGAATCAGATGATAAACGATAAACGAATATCTTCTTTTTAATGTTATAATCAAGTAATTTTAATGTGTCTTTTAAGTTCTCAATAACTATCTCTGAAACATATTCAAGACCCTTTTCTTGGAAAGTTTTTTTAACCATACCTCGGTTAACTGTAATGTGATCTTTTTTCTTTAGATTTTCATTACATCCGATAGAAATACAACAATAACCAATTCTATTTTTATTCATAATATAAATGTATTGTGCAAAAATAAAATGGATTTCTCAATCCACCAAATTTATTATGTTCTATAAATTAATTCATTATTTTTGTCAAAGATTGATATACAAGTTCCCTGACCAAATGTCCAAGCAAATGTAAAATCATTATACTTCATCAACAAACTTGAAAAGTTCCTTGTTAAATCATCAACTGGCATAACCTCATCCCCACCACGTTGTACAATATCTAATACACCATACATCAAATTCCAAGGATGTGGTTGATAACCATTATTATAACAAACATCTTCCCATCTTTGGTCATGTTTATCAATTAATTTTAATAAGAAAATTTCAAATGATTTTTCATCATTAAAGAATAAACGAGCACGTTTAATATCCCTTTCTTTTTTATCCTGAATATCTTTATAACGTTTTTTCATTCGTTCAATTACTTCTGGATCTTCCAATTTCTTTTTTAAATCATCTAACATCTTTCCCATTTTATAATTTAAATGTCGGTTCAAGCCATAATGGATTGTTATCTGCTTTAACCCTTGTGAATATATAGTTTCTTAATGCGGGGAAATCACCCAAATAATCCAATGTGTCAATTGTACTATATTTTAAACACTTATACAATTCATCACGGATTCTTTCACCTGATACAACATCCATTTTATTTCTATAATCATATGTGATGATTGTTCTCATCATATCCTCTGGAATGATTAATCCTTTGGTTATAGAAAATCTGATTGCCCTCAAAATTCTAAGAGGATCGTCATCAAATGTTACATTACAATCCAATGGTGTTCTAAGGATTTTATCCTCCAAGTCCTTCTTACCATTAAAGAAGTCAATGATTGTTCCATCCTCATCTTTTGCAATTGCATTGGCGCAAAAATCTCGTCTTTCAAGGTCATCATATAATGTACCAGGTTCAACGATTGGTGTTCTTGTACCAGGTATATAACCAATCTCTTTTCTAGCCATAACCACGTCTGCAACACCTTCATATTTGTGGTCTTTTGGAAACTTTGCCCTGATAGTATAACAATCATGAGTTATCAAAAAAATTTCAAACTTTTCATTTGTTAAATGTTCTATCAAAACATCAAACATTTCTTTTGCAGTTTTAAACTTGGATAACAAATCTTCATTTGGAACTGCAACATAATCAACATCCTTAGATTTTAATCCAAGAAGTTCATCCCTCACTTTTCCACCAACCTCATACATTTTAAATAACATATTTTTATTTTTAATCTTTAAATTCATCAATCAAATCAAAAAAGAATTTAGGTATTGATAATTTAATGTTTTCTTCTTTTTCAATTTCAACTAATCTGTTTATTTGAGTCTCAGATAACCAATTTAATTCTTTTTGTGAACATATACTACTAAGATAAGTTTTATTATGTTCATTGGACAATTCCTTACTAAACTTATAACAAGAACCAAAAATGGCATGTAATCGTTCTATATTTGAATTTTTAACCTGTGTATCAAGATATAGATATATCTTACAGACATTCGGGTTCTTTAAATTGTTTTCCCGATTATTCAATTCAACTTTACAAACTATTGGATAACTCAAATAATCAAAAATCTTTTTTCTGTCAATAATTTTTGTTATCCGTATCATACTTGTTATTTATGGAGCAAAAATAAGGGGAATTTTTCAATTCCCCAAATTTATTTTTAATTAAAGATATTGAGATAATCTTTCTCTTATCTCAGATAATGAAGTTTCTTTAACCAAAACACCATCATCAAAAATTGTCTCTAATTCACCAGTACGTTCTTTCTCCCAAGAAACATTATCTTCAAGGTAATATTCACCATTTTCATTTTTACCGACATACAAAAGACCCTTTGCAGATTTCTTTGTACCATCATCAGTAATTGGGTCTTTGAATATTACCCTTCCGATTACTTGTGGAGTATCCATTGTTCCAACTTCACCAATTGATTTACCAATGTTACTTGTTAATTCAACATAAGTTGCCTTAACTGCTCCACCTTGGTTATCTCTGGTTGCGTAACCCATTGAATATGAACCAACACCCAATACAATGTTTGTTGATGCAAACCCTTTTGCTTCCAATCTTCTACAGATTTCATCTGCACGTTCCAATGTTATTGAATCTCCATAGATTGCTCCAATATGTGGATCTAATACCTTGTAGCCTTGTTCATTTACAGTACCACCAAATACATCCCAAAGTAATTCGATTACCCCTTTAGTATCAGGTTTATTCGGATAATCAGAGGTTTTAAATCCACTATTTGAATTAAAACCCCCATCACAAGGAATTAAAATACCATCTTTTTCCTTATTGTAAGTTCCACAAATAATATCCACCGGATTACCACTATCAGGTCTGATTACCAATTTACCATCTCTTGAAAGAATTAAGTCTTTAAATTCCGGAAGAAATACTGTTATCATTTTCCATAAATCAAATTGATCTGACACTAAACTAACAATACCAGTTGGGTAAGTTTTGAGAATATGACTTATATATGGTCTCTCATTAATAACTTTTTTAACTACTTTTCTTTTTTCAATTACTTTTTTCATTTTTTATTTTTTATTTTTTAGTAAACCTAAGTTCCAACCATCAAATAGATATTTATCTAATTCTTCTTTTTTAATTCTTTTATTTACACCATCTTTATTAAAATTTCTGAGATTTTATTATTGTTGTCGTCATATGTAACTAGATATTCTTCTTCTATTTCCACTTCATTATAGTCTAAATGTGAACATGAAATAGAATGTTCTGTCGCCGGAACACTAAACCCAACGTTTTCAGAATTGTAATAATATTGCGATGCTTGTAATGCAGGGATTGTATCTGTACCATAGAAACTGGTCAAGAAACCTAAACCTGAAGATATTGCACTTTCAGGATGTTGCATCCCTCTGAAACTAAAATCATGACCTTGGAAATTAACAAAACCAAGATTATTTTTATCGGTTTTCTTTGCCCAATCGGTTAATATTTTTTTATAACCAAATGCCAATGATGCGGAATGTACTGGTTTCCATATCAAACTTGAAATCAATGTTTCAAGGAAGTTTGGTAACCAGAAGAACTCAGGGTGAGTGTTATATATTGTCAATACTGGTATTTTTTCACCAACAATAGTACCTTCTTTCAAAGTCTTAACACGAATAGGTAAATAACCCAAATCATGAAGTTTTTCAAAGTGTGTAACATCATAGTCACAACCCAAATAACTTGAAAGGTATTTCTTAGCTTCACCGATAACTTGTTCTTTTGGTTTATCGAAGAAATTCTTTTTATAGATTTCGTCAATATACTTCATTGTATACTGAGCACCAAACACAACGATTTGTTTTGCATTTTCTGGCATGTATTTCACATTTCTTAATGTGAAATTTGAATAAACACAAGTTGTATTCTCTGGATACATTTTGTGATGAGAGGTTTTATAACCATCTGTTAATAACAAGGGATTCTTTTCCATTTTTTTACTTTTATTTTTATTGTTATGCAAATATAAGGGATAATTTTTTATCAACCAACTTTTTTAGGAAAAACTTCATCAAATCTTTCATTAAAAGTTTTAGTGAAATCTTTTTTATTATTATTAAACCATATCTTAAATTTAAGATACCAATATAAGGTATATGGGTCAAAATAAGTTAATGATCCATTATGAATGTACTCCAAATCACCACCACTTAATTTAATTGATATACTATCATTCTCTTTAATAAAAATTAAAATATTACTATCATCATCATTAGATAATAATGAAGTATTTTTCTCTTTATGAGTAAAGGTATAAATATCATTTAAACCCTCAAGATTGGTTCTATATTCAAAGATAAAATCTTTGTTAACCAACTTTTCATAAGTTGATTTATAGTATTTATAACCACCATAATTGGTTAATATTGTTGCCAATATAATGGAAAAAAAACATAAAAAAAAGACTGCTGAAAAAATAGATAAAAATTCCATAATTTAAATTTTAATATGACATGAATGAAAAATGTTTTTGTTTTGCTGGTTCAACACTATATTGAACATGTTTCACGTTATTGTCCTTATCTGTTTCTTCAATGATAAATGTATCATTAGATAAAACAGACAAAATTTCACCAAGATATACGTCATTTACATAGAATTCATCACCAATTGAATCCATTGTTATTTTTCTTGGTGAGATTGTTGCATCACCTCTATATAACTCAGTAAGATTATTTGGTTGTTTGGTGATAAACACATTAAATTTATCATCCAACATTTTAATATTGAAGACATCTTTAAAGTTCAATGGATCTTCATTGTGAATATTAACTTCATCAATTACTGCATTAACAATATCAACAGAAATAGTTTCCAATGTTGAAATGAAATCAACTGTACATTCTTTAAGGTCTTTGTGTACCAATCTATCTTCAACAATTTCTGTAATAACAGATAATGTTAAATCTTTATATGTCTTTAAATATCTAATACGACCTGGACGTTGTAAAAGATTTTGATTGATGTATAAGTTATTTGTTGTAAATATAAACACCTTACGATAACCATTATCCAAAGCACCATCCATAATGGTTAAGATTTCTTCATCTTTATTTTCTCTTTGATTAAAAACTTTTTCAAATTCATCAACAAATATAATAACATTTTGTTGAATATCATTAATAAAATTTGGTATATTATTATATCCCTTATGAATAATAATAACTGGTAATTCTAATAAATTACAAATTTGTTTTGCGGTAACTGTTTTACCAGTACCTTTAACCCCATTCATAAGGATACCCAAGTTTGAACTGGTACTATCGTATGTTTTCTTAACACGATTAATAAAATTAGATTCAATACCATATACCTTAGATGGAAGTTTAAATGAATCGTCAATAAGTGTAACATATAATTCACCAGTTTTCTCATTTAGATTTAATTTATAAACCCCCCTTTCTAATTTTTCCACGTTCTGTGAAACTTCTCTAATGTAGAAATCATTAGAGGTTTTAACCCATTGATTGTTCATTTATTTTTTTTTAATGTTATACAAATATAAGTGATAAATTTTAATTACCCAAATCTTTTTTTCTTTTTAATTTAAATGGTTTTCTTACTTCCTTACCATTAACCAAATTTTTTTCTTTTCGATACTGCCAGCTAAAAATACGGACATTCTATTCCTATTTCTTAATGCTATGTTTTCCGGTGCTCTGTATATTGCCATATTATTAATTTTTTTCTAAACTGTTAGGATAGTACAAAATCGAGGGGTTCTTTTTTTGAACATCGACCCCATGATATTGTTTACTAAAATTCAACATATCAAATTTCTTTGTTATTAAATGATAACCATTCTTAGTTGGAACAATATGTTCAACCTTATCACCTTCTGGTTTTAATTTACTTAAATCCAATATTAATTTATTAATATATTCATCATCCTTGGTGTCTATATCAACAATCCATCTCTTTTCATGAGTTTTTAATTGTCCTACAACACTATCAAATATGTTTTTTTGATTATATGAATTGGATTTAATTCTTTCAACCAATTCACCCATCAGGTTTAATGAAACATCTCTATGATTTTGTTTTTGAACATGGATATATGCCCTTGCTTTAAAAACCTCACATAGAAGTTTAATTTCTTCATATCTTTGATCCAAATAATCAATACTTTCGATACAATAAGTTTTTATTGTTCGTACTGATTGATGATTACTTCTTTCTTCTTCTGGTTGATCTTTTTTTCTGCGTAAAATGAGTAGATAATAAAAATCTCCAGGATTTTCAAAATTCAGTAAATTCTTTATTATGTTTATATTGTCTATCATATTGCAAATATAGGTGAATTATATGGAATAAAAAAATCCCCGAAGGGATTTCTTTATGATTTTTTTTCTACTCTTGAAATTAAACGGAATCTTCGACCTTTATAATTAAAAAAAGTTTGGTCTCCTGCGTTCTCATTGGTACTCCACGTTTCTATGAAACCTTCTTTTCCTTCTAATGGTTTTGTAACCGCCTTTTTTTCTGTGAATTTAATGTAACCTTTTATCTCTCTTTCCATATAATGAATTTTATCAAATATAGTAAAAAGATATTATAAAAAAAAATGTTATAGTCCCAATTTTTTTAATTGTTTAATAGTATCTTCTGTTGAGGTATGTAATATTCCAATACCACCTGATTCATTCCAATCATTGATATTACTTTCCCTATCATCAATTAATATTGATTCAGGGTTTGCAAATTCTTTTTTTCTACCAGCACTTCTTAATATTAAATGGACACCTGGTAGTTCTCTTTGTGCCCATAATTTCTTTCCAACAATTGAACTATGATCTCTTGTTGGTGCTGATAAAAGTTTTGGATTACATTTTTTAACATAATTCCATAGTTCTTTTCCATCAGGAGTCCATTCAAGATTTTCCCAATATTTTACACCTGCTTTAGTTATCGGTGCAAAGAATTCTGGACTACTATAATGATTATCACCAATATCAATACCGGTTAAATCATAATAACCTTTATTGAAGTCAACAAGAACTCCGTCAAGGTCAACAAATAAATTATAATTTTTTTCCATGATGCAAATATAATGGAAAAAGTTTAATAAAACAAAAAACCCACATAAAAATATGTGGGTTTACATTTTGGTTTTTATAGTGATTATTCTGCCGCTTGTCTTACTTGATTCATTCCGAAATCTTGTTTCGTTTTCTTATCTATCATTTCCAATGAACCATCATCGTTTATTTTACACAAATATAAAATATTTGGATCTTCTTTTGATTGGAATACACCTAATTTAATAACATTAGGTTTATCATTCATTTTAACGACTTTACCACCATTAAACTCATCTTGTTGTTCAAGAATATTCATGGCAATTTGTGTAACATCTGATTGTTTTAATTTTATAACTTTTTTCATTTATTCTTTTTATATAAATATCTTGGATTATGTCTTTTTCTTATGAAGACCTTTTTTTTGATTCATCTTACGGGTTTTCTTACCTATTTGAATTCTATTCTCTTTTTTTATTTCCCTTTTTGTCATATTATTAAATATTTTAAAAAAGGGAAAAAGAATTATTATCCAACGACATTTTTCATATCATCAGTATGATGGTCAAATAAAAGATCAGATTTTATTTCTCTTTTATCCATTAAGGGAATAATTTCTGTTTTTAAATTGTAAGGTCTGAATTCTGGATGACCATCCATACCAACATCCATTTTTTTACCTTTACCAAATTTCAAATGATTTGGTAAATGTACATGTCCATGAAGATGAATATGACCTTTATTTAAACCATCCCATGAACTAATTGGGTAATGCATAACTTTGAAGTTACGACCACAGTATTGAAAAACTTTATAATGAGATGTTGAAAGAAATAAATCTCCACAATTTTCCCTATTATTTTCAATATGATGGTCATGATTGCCATATATCAAATGTATATTTTTACAAATTAATCTTTCATGAAAATTAAAGATTTGTTCGAGACCACCAAATGACCAGTCACCCAAACAAATTAAAATATCATCCTGACCTGCAACATTATTAATATTATTAACAATCGCATTATTCATTTCATCAATATTTTGAAAATCCCTTGTTTGTTCTATTGGTATTTTTCCATCTTCAGTTCTCCAATTGGTTACACCACGACATATATTTTTATGTGAAAAGTGTGTTAAGTGTCCGAGGTAATCCAAACATTGGAATCCTCGGACAAAATAATTTTATTCATTAATTTAATTTTATTTATACAAATATAAGTTATTATTTTTAATTTTCAAAATAATTTTTTATATAATTTTTTTTGTCATACCTTTCACCATTTTGATATGAAATGATTAAACAAAGACATTTTTCTTGTTCATAATAATCAATATCCCATTTTTTTATTCTTTCAAATAAATCATTTAATATAATTATACTATCATTATTTTTTCTACTTTTTTTAATATTTTCACTATGAGTTATTAATTGACAATTAGTAGGGTGTCTTACAATTTCCGGAAACACTTTTTCTGAAAATCCTATTTTGTGTTATATAATTGTTCTTTTGGTTTCTTCACTTCCTCAATGATTTTACCCATTACATCGAAAGGTATTGGTAACAACATTGGTGAAGTTTCCTCATCATCAGCCAACCAAGCTTGGATATTTTTTGGATCATTAAATTCTCTAGACACAGCGAATTTATCATTTGTTTTCTTACTTAAAATGAAGAAAATTCTATGACTATCTTGATAACGTTTGTAATGTGATTCTTGTGTTACACACCATTTGGTATTTGCACCATATGATTTAGATGCTTCATAACTCAATGGTGTTAAAACTAACCAATCCTCAGTTTCATAAAGTTTTGCAACTTCTTTCTCAAGACGCTTCAATTTAACTGCTTCGTCAGCTTTCTTAACTGCGATATCCAAATCCTCAAAAGACTTGTATTGAGTGATATCAAGTTTTTCCAAACGTTTTGCTTTGGAATGTTCTTCAAACAAACTAAGACATTCGGATTCTTTTTTTGTTAAGAAGTGAGAAGCTAACTCTCTTTTAACTTCATCAATATTGACTTCTTTTTTAATTGACTTAATAATGAAGTCGGTGTACTTGTAAGTACTTGTTGGGTCTAAACTGACAATGATGTCTAAAAAAGAGACATTTAAATCTGGATGTTGTTTACGAAGTTCATCAATACGTGCCATAATTAATATTTTTTTTTGTTACGAGAGCAAATATAGGAGGAAATATTTAAATGGCAAAAAAAAATCCTGATTTCTCAGGATTAATTTTTTTATTTGTACATTATTTCTTTTATGACATTTTTAATTATTTGATTTATCTGATGTTCATAAAGTTCATTTCCACCTTCAATTGGTACACTAACTTTCATTAACATGTCACTAAGATCAATTGATTTAATATCATTTGAAAGATCCTCTAACATCGCAATTAATGCGAATCTAACTTCTGGTACTTCTGTTATTAATCTTGGTCTTTCTATTATATCATTTTCACGTCTAAACTTACCGATTGCAAAAGTATCTTTATTTAATGGTACTTTTTCAGTTCTATTAAATGATTTATCATTTAAATATTGACCAATACGAGGGTCTTCTTTTAGTTTTTGACCATATTTAACAATAAACTCAGATCTTAATTCAAGATAATAATCATTAGAACCATTTTCTAAATCAGTATAAACTTTTACAATTTCTTCTTTTATTTGATCTTCACTTTTTTGAACATTATTTAAATTAATATCACTATTAGTTCCATAACATAAATCACCAGTATTATTATTTTTAATTCTCCCAACAATTGTTAATCTATCAAAAATACTCATAGTAACATTATCGGGAACTCTACCTAAATAATTTAATCCATAATATGGTGTGAAACCTTTTTGAGTTTTTTCATTAAATTTACGTCTAATATTTTCCATACTAGTTTGGTCAATACCCCAATTGTTATAAATTTTGTTATGTTGTCTCGCAGTGTGTATTGTTTTTAAATTTTCAACATCAATACCTGACATTTTTTTAACCAATGTATCTAAATATTGTGAAACACCCTCTGGTATATTTTGAACATCAGGATCAAGTGGTATCATATTACCATCGGCATCCATATCTTCTGTTGGTGTACCAAACACTAAATAACCATGAGACTGTAAATGGAGATTAAAATTAGTCATTTTACCTTCATGTCTATTTAAAAACTCCCTTTTTACATTAATTTCAGGTAACATTAAATCTTTATATACTTTTACCATAGGTGATCTTTCTGCAATTGCATCTCTCACGATTGAATAAAGATTCAATTTGTTCATTTTTGACTCAGATGCGGGTGTTTCAAATTTTGTTTCGGTATTGATAACCGCACCTTTACCCCCATGAAATATAGGATTTAAAACAATTGCCTTTTTTCTAGGATGGAACTTCGGTAAAGATCCTGATGTCCAAGTTAAATCCATACCATATTTTTCTTTAAGTTCCTCAAACACTTCTGGGTATTTATTAATCCATTCATCGACAGTAGGTCCATCAGCAGGATCAACATAAATTACCGGTACTTCTCTTTCTTCTACTCGGTCATATATTGTACGACCAACATATGTCCCACCTTTATAAATTGGACTATTTATTTCTATTTTTCTACCTGTTACATTAACTCTTTTTTTTAAATCATTACCGGAGTCTGCCTTTGTTATTTCATCACTATCTTTCCAATTTGTAGCTGGTGCATTTCTTGTTGGTTTATAAGATGAAAGTCTAGGATCATTAACTTCTGAATCATCATAAAAGTCATCATTTTCATTTTCTTCATTTATTATTCTTAATAAATCCTTTTTAAGTATTTCTTTCATTTTTTTATTTATATATAAATAGTTTATTTTTAAGCGTTTGTTTTATTTTGATTAATAATTTGTTTAGATATGTTATTCACCCTACTTGCAACTTTACTAATTTCAGTTTCATAATTAGTTTCGGCAGCATATCTTTGATTATCTTTATTAACGAAATTCTTAAATAAATCACTCGCAGTTTTACCCTTTCCAATGTAATTTTTTGCAATTAATAAATAATATTCATTTATTGCTTGTTGAATAGATGCAAATTCTTTAGTTCCTGTTTCCGTATTACCAACATCAAAAGGATTCTTTGTTCTAATTGGTTTTGCATTAGGATCTTTACTTAAACCACCTTCAACAGTTAATTGTGATAATGCCAATTCAGGTGGAACATATTTGTGATATTCATAGTATGCTTGTTTTGCACCATATGCCAACATATCACCACTAATTCCAGCGTTTGGATTAACTGAATTAAGATATGTCTGACAAATTTGAGAATATTGGTCATATCCTTCTTTTGTTGTCAAATCCAAATCGGTTAAATTATCTCCACCTCCAGTTTTAACCACATCAATATACTTACTTAATTCATCAGGTGTAACACCCTTTTCTCTTAATTTTTCAATTAAAACCTTTACCATTGCTGGTGTGATGACAGATTTTGTTATATTAATCATGGAATCTAATTTGAAACCACTTTTATCAATATAATCCAATGGATCAACTAATTGACCATCTTTCTTTAATTCAAAATGTAAATGTGCACTGGTTGAATTACCAGCACCTTTATCTCCTTTATTACCACCACTTATACCAATAAGATCACCTTGTGATACAGTTTGTCCTGGTGTAACATTAATTTCTTTTAAATGACAATATCTACTTTGGAAATGGTCATCATGTTTTATTGTTACAGTACCACCACATGCAGTATTTGAAAATTCAGCATTTATGACAGTACCATTTGCTGGTGATTGTACTTTTGTTCCTGACATTGCTCTCAAATCAACACCAGGATGACTTGATTCATGGTTATTTGATACACCAAATGGTTGTGTAACCATTGTTGTTGGTAAAGGGGAATCTAATGTACTTTCACTTAAAGTATCAGAAATATTATTGTCTTTCTTAAATTTATTAACAGCAGTTGCAGTCTCAGGACCAAATAAACCGTCAACACCATATTGTGGTAGAGGATAACCAAGAAGTGTTAATGCTATTTGTATTGTTTCAACTTCTTTTTGATACTCCATTGTACCTAATTTCTGTTGGTAAATATTGGAATCAATACTTTCTAAAGTATTATAAAAATCACCAACATCATTGGAAACATAATCCGCTTTCTTCGGATCGTCAAATTTTCTTGTTTGGTCACTTACATAATCCCCAAAATGTAAAATCTTATCCAAGAAACCATTTTCAGATAAGATTTTCTCACCATAGGTTAAGGTATGAATTCTCTCCAATTCCTCTTTTAAAGTCATTTTCCTCATAATATATAAATATAAGGAAATCCTAGTTTATTTTATAGTTTTATTTATTAAATTAAGGATTTTATTCTTATGATTGGTTTGTTTTAATCCTTCTGTATCTTTGCAGATAATAAAATTACCATTTTTTAAATATACTGATAATGGTAAATCATCCAGTATTACATAATCAGTAATATTATGTTCTTTTATGTATAAATCAATTTCGTTAGCACGATCTTTTTCCAAATCTCCAAAAGAGATTGGATGGTTACCAGTAACATCTACTGGTGATTGAATAACCTTGTTCCACTTAAATATTTTATCCAATTCTTCTAAAGTCCAATGATGTCTCCAATCTGAAGATAACACAATCTGACATTCAGTTTCTTGAAGTATTTCATTTAATATTTTAACACACTTCTTATTAAAATGATAAGGTATCCTCATTTCTTTTGCATCAGGATTCTTTAACCAAAATTTTCTTTGGCTTTGCATCATTTCATAATGAGTTGTTATAACTCCGTCAATATCAAGAAATATTGTTGTCATTATTCATTTTTTTCTTTAACGCTTCAATAAGTTTACTTGAGGCATATTCTTTACCATACCTAACTTGTCCTATTTTTTTCCACTTTTCCAATTCTTCCGGTGTCATATCATGACTTATTTTATATACCTTACCATCAGAACCATCCAATGATAAATGGAAATTTTTCATTGTTGATATATAAGGAATATTATAATGTATTCCCAATTCACCATCAACTATTTCTTGATAACCAAACCATTTAACTTCACCAAAATTTATACTACCATACTTCGTAAAATGTACATATTTTGAACCGGGTGTAAATCCTAAATCATTATTCATTTTTTTTTAATTTATTTAATCTTTTTGTTTCTAACATTTTTTTTATTGACTCTTCCGATGGTTTTATACCTAAATGTGATTCTCTAAGTTTTTTTTTAATTTAAAAAATCCTCACCATTATAATCAGGATGATTTTCTTTCATGTGATCAATTCCTTTACCCCAAAAATATCCAATTAAACCAGCAATTGTACATGAAATTATAATACTAATTATTATTGTCATACTTTTTCTTTTTAAAAAGGTCTTTTAATTTTTTTTCTTTTACTATAACATTTCCACTTTCATCTAATAATGGTGCTTCCCATAAAAAATATAGAATAAGAATCATCATTATAATGTAAAATAAAAAGAAATAATCTATCATTGTATAAAATATTTTGACTTCCAAAACTGGAACCATTTTCTTTTTATTACTGGTTTACATTGAGAAAATGGGTTTTCTCCGAAAGATACTTTATTTAAATACTTTGAGGTTAATACATTTAAGAATACTTCATGATATTCTTTTGGAATATCACAAAAATCACCTGTTATCTCTATTTTAAGGTCAATAGGACCACTTTCAGTATATACTGTAAATACTTCATGTAATTTAACCACAGTACTTGTTTTTAAATTAACATAGTGATTACCTAAATTGTACGATGTTTTATTTTCCATTATGCAAATATAATGTAATGAGTTTGATTAAAAAAATATTATATAAAAAATTGTTCTCCAAGCCATGCCCTGTTAAATTCGATATCTGTTCGTGGTGGTGGTATTTCAGATTTAACTTCAATACCATTAATCTTTGCCCTAACTTTCTTTTTTGACAATGAATTTAACATACCATACCTTGCATATTTATTGGTCTTATCACATAATAATTCCAATGCAATTTTAAAATATTCTGGTGGATCTGCATTACAGAAATGTCTTGATTGTACTCTCATTCCTGTTTGTGTTAAAAATTCAGAAGTTACTCTATCTGATTTATCTTCAGTTCTTAATGAAATGATAATAGAACTTTGTCTATCTGCATAAGTACCAACACAATGATGCATAAATGCACCTTCTTCCGCATACTCTTCTTCTCTTTTAAGTATGTGAGGATATAGGGTTATTTTTTCCTTATCTTTAAGAACCTCAATTGGTGTTTCAACATCCTCTACCATCTTTTCATTAAATTCATATTCTATCACCCAACCCTTTCTTATTTCCAACATCATCTTAGATAATTCAAGATGTTCAGTATTGAAATCAGAATATGTCTTAGATCTAATAATAAATTCCGGAATATAATCTCTTATTTTTCTAATCATCATAAGATGATCAATATATTCACCTATAAATGCATCTACATTGTTTATATTTTCAATTGAATTTAATATATGTATAAGATTTTCTTTTTCTTTGTCTTCCAATATTAAGTTATTATTATTATTTATTTCACGATAAAATGATTTATTATGTAGTTCTTTTTGTTTTCCACTATTTCTTTCTTTTTTATTTTCTAATTTAAACAGTTCTAACCTTAAATTAGCAATATACTTTGAATAATCATTACCAATTAAACTACATACAAGAATAAAAAAACTAATATCAATATTAGGTACTAAATGAAATAATTTAATTGTTGATTTGGATTTATATCCAAAATAATCTAAAATACTAGCAATTAATTTATTTTCATTCTTTTTTAAGAATTTCTGTGTTGGGTAAAAATTAATTAAAAGGTCTTTATAATCATTAGGTACTTTAATACCTTTACGTTCAACAAACTTTTTTATAAATGAATCAAAAAAGTTGTGTCTATCGGTAACATCAGTTCTTGTAATTCCTAATTCACGACATACCACATCATAAAATTCTTCATCATTAAAGATATTATCAAAATCTTTAGTTAATTCATCATAATGTGATGGGATTAAATTTGTTTTCTTACCAAATAGTCCATAATTTGTTGTGATAATTTGTTGAAATGTTTTAAATGAATTTTTTCTAAAAATTTTTTTATTTGAATTTGAAGTTTTTTTTATAGAAAGAGTGATAAAATTAAAATTTTTATCAATTGTTACTGAATGGACAGATGTTACTTTGCGATAAAATCTACAAAAAATATCTCTCTTTTTTTCTTGTCTATATATTTTAATAGTAATTCTATCACCTTTAATACGAATAGATCTACTCAATCTAATTAAATTAACCTCGGAAAATGGGTTAATGAAATGTTTTTTTATGGTTTCTTCCTTATTTGTATATAAACTATTTGTATTGACACTAGGATGTTTATATGCAAAGTTTATCTGAATTTTTTCACCAAGATTTTCAACCCCACTATAAAAGAATTTGGTATCCTTCTTTGGTTCTCTATGAGTTAAAATAACAAATTTACCAATTTTATTTTCACTATTTACAAGTCTGATTTTACTTTTTTTAAATCCTTCACCAAAAAAATCTTCATCATCATCAATTTCATCAATTTCACCCACAAAAGTATTCATTGATTTACGTCTTTCACTTAAATCACTATAATTCTTAAATGGTGTAATAACCGCATAATCAAAAATCTGTTCTAATAGTGTCTCCATTGAGTAAAATTTATTTATAGCAAATATATGTTTAAAAAATATAATCACCAAATATTTATTGAAAAAATAATAACTATGGCAGCAAAAGCAAAAGGTGGTGTATCCTCAAACAAAGTTACATTTGGTAAAAGAAAAAGTGGTAAAGCAAAAAAATCTTTTAACAAACATGAAAACAAAAAAGTTTATAGAGGTCAAGGTAGGTAATTAAAAAAGGGAGAATTTATTTCTCCCTTTTAAATATTAATAATTCATCCATAACGTTTCAACCTTTGTCTTTTTATTGAAATTACCATCAATTGTTTTAACCTCAAAGTTTAGTTTTTTAAACCCATTATCTGTTAGTCGGTCATACAAATCACATTCATAACCACTAATAATAATCTTAGATTTACTTTCAATTACTGCATCCAAGAACTCAATATGACCATTTCTATCCATATCGACTTTATATCTAGCAGATGTTCTAGTGGATTGTTCATATGGTGGATCCAAATATAATAAATTATTTGGACCATCATATTTTTTTATTAACTTTACACCATCGGTATTTGATACAATTACTCTTGATAATCTATCATGTAATTCAGGTAATCTATCAATACATGATAAAAAATCGGATACCGCTTTACTCATACCTCTACGAATACTAGAATTCATTGAGAATCCACCAATACCATTATGTGAGGTTCTATTAACATAGAAGAAATAGAATGCCCTGGTGATTATATCCAAGTCATCAAATTTCAATTTCTCTTTGAAATCCTTTCTTAGATCCTCAGAATAGATTGTTAAATCACATTTTTGTTTGAATGATTCAAACATATCTTTGTCAGATATTACTTTATATAATGAATAAACATTTTGTTCCAAATCATTATATACTTCAATTTTGGATGGTTCTTTTTTAAGACCTATACTAAAAGAACCTCCATACGCCTCAACGTATGTGTCGTATTCACTATTTAATGGAAAATGTTGAATTATGTTATTTGCCATGTTAAATTTACCTCCATAATATCTAATTGGTGGGTTTATACTTTTCATTTTATTTAATTTTATATAATGTGTGAATAAAAACAGTTGCTATCAATATCATTTGATTCCTTAATAATAGTATTAATCATGAAATTATTTGGTAGGGTATTACATGTTAAAATCATTTTAACATAATTTTGATTTAAATGATAAGGTATTGAGTTAGTGATTCGATCTATGTTATTATCATGATATGAATCAATATTATCAATAATAATGACATTAAAACTTTTACCATGAATCGTACTTAAAAAAGTATTTTCTGTACAAAAACGTACTTTACAACCGTTAAAATACGTAATGTTATAATATATTCCTTGTAAAATATTACCATTATTAATCATATTTAAAATTGTTTTATATTGTTCAATATTTGGTAATACAAATAAAATATTTAAATTTATATTATTCTGAATAAGATGTTTCACATAATAAGATAAAAGATATGTGATACCAACTTGTCTTTCTTGTTGTATTACGATATTATTATATGAATCATCATTTAAAACATTAAACAATTTTAATTGATGTGGGTAAAGTTCACTAGAGAACTCATTTTTTCTATATAATTTAAAAATTCTCATTTAAATTCCTTATATTTGCGGATTATCAGTTCTTTGAATTAAAAACTCATCTATTTCTCGTTCTGTCAGTCCCACACCTGGTAGTGTACTTAGTGATGTTATTCTTTCACCAAAAGTCTCAACAAAATCATCACTAAGATATGCTGGTATTACTTTTGTCTTTAATCTAAGATTTAAAAAACCAAAAGTTCCACCGTCCTCTTCTCTTTCCATAAAGAATGCAGCAAACCCCGGTAGATCATGTGGTAAAAATTCTTCAGACAATTGTTTATGAACATCATCTAAAAGTCCTTTACCATGTTCAATACGTGTCCTGTAATACTTATTTCTATCAATGGTAGTAGATGCTAGTGTATTGTCATTATCGTCTAAAATACTTAATCTAATTTTCATTACTTTTTAATTAAAAGTCTATCATAAAATAAACTGAACATAAAATTTCTTGTAATACCTAATATCAAAAGATATGATAAAAGTAATATTATTCCATAATGAAATGTTATGAATCCTGCTAGTACAATTGCAACACCATTAAAAATTTCTCTCATCATTTTCAAGAAATGCCATGCGTCTGTTAATTGTACTGGTTTAGTAACAAATATAGTAAAAATTTTCCATTTTACCAAACCGTTCTTAGGGTTTCCATCAACATATTTATTCTTCCAACTAAATAATGGATTCCAAAATAATTGATTTTTATCTTTAAAAATACTGATATTATAGTGGTGGGATAATGTGTCCATAATTCCATCACATATACCACTTAGACAATATATGATGATTGGGATGATCGTGTAATACATATTAACGTTTTTTTCTTTTTAATTTAAATGATTCTCTATATGAAATTGGTAATGTAATACATATATCAACATCAATATGTTCTATTGAACCAACAAAATCAAGATAAAATAATTGTCCTGATGGCATTGGTAATGATGCTGTTGGTGGCATTGAAACTAAATCAATAGATGTTAATCTAAGCATAATCTCACTATCAATTTCTGATGCAATTTGAAGAGATAAAATATCTATTAATTCTTGTTGATGATAAATAAATAGTATATCATCTTTTCTATATAATTTAAATGGTGTCCTCATTTGTTTTTTTTAAAATCTCTTCAACTTTAGATTCGATAACATCTTCTTGTGATTCAATATGTTTAACAAGAACATCAATATCTTTAGTTAATTTTAATATATGTTCCATCATTTTATCAGATTTATCTGACGATTTTCTTGCGGTATACCCTAATACTGGTAATGCAATCCCCTGAAAAACAACTGAACAAAGGTATTGTGCCCATGTCACAAGTGTTGTCGGAGCACCAGGATAAAATAATGGTATTATAACCAATGCTGTGACAATATAAAATGTTGTCATCATTGATAATATCAAAGATAACTTATCTGCAATATAATCATTAAACCTTTTTAACATAATAACTAAATATTTATTATTAATAAATACTAGTTATTTTTTTCCTCTAAACACTTTGGACATGGTACATTTACTGGATGTAATACCGTTCAACTAAACTTGCACAAAATTACACAAGTTATCGTTTTCTTGTTTCAACCTTACATTACTTTTTATATGCATAATTATACACAACTGAAACACCTTTTATTGGTAACCATGATCGTTGTTTTATATTATACATTCCACTATAATCACCTTCGAGTTCTAATTGATCTTTACGAATACCAACTATTTCTAGTGGTTCTCTATGTTCATAGACATCTCTATGATAAACTATTTGTCCGATATGAAAATCCATAATTTAATTATTTATATGTGTAATTTTGAAATTTTTTATTTTTACTTTTAACTCTCCATCTAATTGTTGTTATAGGTATTTCTAATATTTTAGATGCGTCACCCAAAGATTTATATTCAATATTATCAATGATAATAGGAATATTTTGATCACCATTATATACACCAGTTTGTCTTTTTGATGCATTTTTTTTATATTCCTCTGTGTGTTTTTTACCGAAAAATGGATTATCTTTTTCACTTCTTGGTCTACATTTTTGACAATGTTGACGACCATAACCAATTCTTTTACCACATTTACAATAAATAAAAGAACTACCACCTTTCCAATTTGGATTTTTATCTAAAGGTTTAGATAATTTTTCTTTTCTTTCTTCATCTGATAAACCATCTCTCCATAATTTAGTACCCCTTTTTATATTTTCAATAATTAAATCTTTATTTGGATTTTTAGTAATATTATCACCACCGCATGCATTTAAACCAATATTATATTCAGGATTTAAATCCAAATATTTTTGTTCTATTTCAAGTAAGTCATTTATATCACATTCTTCAACCATTTCAAAGATAAAATTATCCTCACCATATTTGTTCCACGCTCTTTGTAATAAATCATTTATATGTTTATTTTTTCTTAATTCATTTTTATGTCGTAACCATCTCCTTTTAATTTCTTTTGATGAACCATAATAACATTTTTCATTAATTTTATTTTTTATTCTATAAACTCCAATCATAACTTTTCTTTATTATAAATATCATCATAATAAAAAAAGTTGAATGGTAATCCCAAAAAATTAAATAGCCAATTCCAATTCTGAATTAATTTTAGTTATGTTTTCTATATTAAAAATTTCAAAATCATTTATTGTATAATCATAAAAATTCTTATTTTCTTTTAATAATAATTTAGGATAAATGTCTAATGGTTTTTTTTCTAATAATTCAGAAACTGCATTGAAATGTCTATCATAAATGTGTAGATTTTGAACTAAATGACAAAATTTACCAACTTTGTAATTACAATGTCCAGCAATCATCATTTGTAATGCCACGTATTGTATTTTATTAATATAACCTGCGACAATATAATCATTTGACCTTTGAATTAGTGTCATATCCAACATTAAATTATTATTTTCTTTTCTTACTGAAAATATTGTTTCATATGCACATGGATAAAGTCCTTTAGTTTCCTTTAAATCAGAATATTGATACATATTCATGATGTGTCGTCTTGAAAATGGTTCTTCAATTAATGTTTTTAAAATATTATCAATTAAATTCCATTTTTTTATTGTAGATCCATATCTTTGACCGATTGTATTATTACCAATATCCCATTCATCCCACCATTTTATACCCATACCATGAGCGTCATCTAATGAAGATGATTGTTTTTGATAAATCCAAAGAACTTCTTTTATTCCTGTTTTAATTGCGGTATTTCTTAAAGTAGGTATTGGAAACTCTTCATTTGATATATCATATTCTTCAAATACACCTGTTATAAATTTGGAATGAGCTGGCGTACCATCATTATATTTAGGTCTTGGGTCAATATCCCAACAACCATTATCTAATATTTTTTTTAAATTAGTTTTATAATTAAAATCAGCTTTGTTCATGAAAAAAATCAATTGGGTCTAAATGTGTAATTAATGAATTATCTTCTAATAATGATTTATGAAAAGATTCTGTTTTCATTGGGATTAATTTTTTTAACTTTTTCTGTTTTTCTTCTTTACTTTCAACATTATTTTTTAATATATCCTCTAATAATTCTATATGTTGTTTATCTAAATTATTCCCCATAACTTTGCAAATTTATTATTTGTTTTATTCTCCATAATTTTGAATTATTACACGACCATAATGTTTTTTAAGATATTCTTGATATTCTTCTTCATCATTACTTCTGGGTAATTCATGTATGTTACCATCAATAATTTTAAAATATTTATCATTTTTTGGGTTATCTTTATACACTAATATCGTATCCGAATCCAAACTATCATCAATAATAACTTTATATTTTTCTGCAAGATAACCATCTTTATAGAATAAAAGAGTTTCTATTAGTGGTTTTAATTTACTGCATAACGCAATACAATTAGCACTACCACTTAAAGTGGTTTTAAAAATTTGAGCTGAAATTTGATTAATTTTAGTAATTAACGTTTGATTCCAATCATTTTGTTCATTAAGATACGATTCAACAACTTTATAATTCCAATCTGTTGTCCATTTTACATCATTTTTATTCATAATTTTTTTATTTTTTATTTTTTATTTTTTATTTTTTATTTTATTATCTTAGATAAGTTGAATTTAACATTTTAGTTTGAATTGCATCTGATGTGTCATCATGGATATACTCGTTAAATTCTCTTTGAGTTAATTTAACAACGTCCGAAATTTCCCATTCAAACATTTCAATAACCTTATTATATTCAGAAGAACGATTAACTGGTGTTACCAAATTTAGTCTTAAAGTTAAGACACCATCTTTTAAATTCTTAGTTAATTTCTTTAACTGAATTTCTGCTTCTTTCTTATAAGCAATTACAGCTTGTTCGTACTCCTTAATGTGAATGTCACGATTTTCTTTAATTTTCTCGATTAGTTTACTTTTTTCAATACTAACCTCTCTGTTGTGATGATTGTGCATAATATATATTTGTTTTATTTATTAACCTGATTATATTTTTCAAAAACACTTTCTTTCGTTAATAGTTCCACTAACGTTGAATGTTCTTTTGATTTATAATATATGGATTTTTCACGATTTCCATTAAAGAAATCATTTTCCGTATTACGATCAATTGCGTACCATAGATCTTGATATTCATTATACCAAAATACATAATTGTATAAATTTCCCATTTTATTTTTTATTAAATTCTTATTATATTTAGAAATAACCTAAAAAACAAAGATAACTTTACTCCATATATATTTAAAGTTAAATTACCATTATTTATTTTATATCCAATTACATTAATAGTATTGTTTTTATTTTCATCAAACCACTCATCTATTATTTTTTTTTCTTTTGGATTTATAACATAACATAAATTTCTTAATGTTTTTTTAAATGAATTTTTTTTTATTATAAGGTACACCATACTATTTTCACCATTTTTATACCATCCACTATTATAAAATTTATTCGTATACGAAAATGTTATTTTTTCTTTTATTAAATTAATAAATTCATTCTTATAGTTATTTGAATTTTTTATTAAAAAATATTCACTATGTTGTTTATTATTTAAACAATATGATATTATTATTGGTAATTCATCTATCTGAGATGAGTATTCAATATATATTTCTGTTAATTGGTTTGAATATCCTAATATAATACTATGTATTTTATCTCCATATTTTTTTTTAGATTCATTAATAAATAAAGTAACATCCTGATGATCAAAAAAAAAATTCATTTATAAAATGAGTTAAATTATTTTCAGATATACTATTTTTTTTAATTATTATACCCACTCGATCTATATTAATAGAATTATTAGTTATTTTTAAACTATGTTCAAGAATATATTTAGGTTTAATATTTAATTTTTGACATGTATCTTCAAATTTACGGATAAAATCAAATTTATTCATCTAATCTTTTTATTACGTCTTTTATGTTAAGGTATGATGTCATTATTGCTGGTAATCCTAATAATGAATTACAGAAATCAAACATATACCTATATGTTGAAAATACGCCACCAATTGTTACTCTATTATACATTACATAATATGTTAATATTGATGTAACGCTACCATAAACAATGAACTGAATAATCAAATAGAAATTTGTATTTATATTTGCTCTTCTTATTGATATCTTTTGAGTTTTTCTTAATAAATTATTAATTAAACCAATTTTTCTTTGACTAATAATATCAGTTTGTTCTTCTGAAATATCATTTGTTTGTCTAGTTAAATCTGCCAGCTTTGGTGAGTAATAATAACTGGTTCCAATTATTGCAACACCTGATATTAATAAAAAACCAACTACTTTCCAACTAACCAATGATAAGAAATATAATGATCCTATAACACCAAAAGTAGTTTGTAAGACATTAATCATATCAAATTCAAAGAAATTAACAATATAACTCATCATTGTCAATCTTCCATTTATTTTGGTTGTTTCAACTCCATTATCAATTTGTTTATTGATTTCATTAGAGGAAAACTTCCTGTATATACCAGAAAATATCTTTACATCATATATTCGACTAATATAACCAAAAAACATCATTAAACCAAATGTTAATACCAAATACCATATGTATGAATATTGTCTTAATATCATATGGTCAATTGCATTACCCAATACCTTTGGATATATTAACATCAATATTGAATTGATAGAAAATAGTGAATATGAAAATATTATTGATTTCCAATTATCCTTAAATATTATTTTTAATTTGTCCATATTACCAACTATCAAAATCTGTTAAATCAATATCCATTTCTGGTACATCCACTCTACCTGCTGTTACTACAACCCCAATACCTGTTGGTATAAATTTAATCCAGTATCCACCACCAGCAGCACCAAAATAACCTGATGGTAACTTTGGTAGAGTTTTTTTCCATTCCTCATATTTCTTTATCTCAACCTCATTTAATTCAAATGAATATTTATTTTTCATTTTAAAAATTATAATTAAAAATTTTACATTCAGGGTTTAGATTTCTGAAATCAGGAAATGTTGTGTCACCAATTGTATTATCATTTATGTGTGATATATGTAATTCTGTAAATAAATGACAAAATTTCTCATATGTTTTTTTTCCACCTATACACCAGTCTACTTTTTCTAATACATTTAATTCAGGATTAAACATATAGTCTCCACGAATGTCCATTAATACAGATCGACCCTCTAGATGTGGAAGGGTACTATAGGTGTTATATCCAACCAGTAATGTACAACCCATTGTTTTTTCTTTGAAGTGTTTAAAATCTTTTTTATTTGGTAACCAAGGTAAAGATTTATTTAACCCAATGTACCCAAGATTGTTAACTGCAATTATTCCTTTCATTTTTTTTCTGTTGCTAATTTTACTAAATAATTTTGAAAATCAATATATGGTTTTGTGGGATAAGGTAATACTATGTTATACCTCTTACCTTTTCCTAATAAATCAACTTCCATTACCACATGAACATCATATTCAACCCCTTTAACTTTAAATTGTTCTGGTTCACATACCTTAACAACTTCTAAAATCTTTTGGTTAGGTCTATCCTTCCTTATTAGTTCCAACATTTCCTGATTCGTCATCAATATTAAAATTTTGTTCATCTATATCATTTAAAATATAGATTTCTTTTGTTTCTTTATCTGCAAATAACGTTGTCACTGGGTTACCTACTCTGTAATACTTATCTCCTTCTATTTGTCCGAATTCACCATTCACAACAATATACCCCAAATATTCTTCGGGAACTTTATTAATCCATTCTTTTAATTCTGATAATAACATATTTTTATTTTTTTCCTTTTAAATAATCCAATATTATATTAAACGATCCTAATGCAATAACTGTTCCACCAAAAAAAGGTTCTAATGGGTTATTGGTTTTTAACCCATACTTACTGATTAGAATCCCCGTCAGTATCATTATTACGTAAATTACCGTCTTTATTTTCATTTTCTTTAAGTTTTAATAGACAATTATATAGACAATATGATTCTTGAATAGAATATAAACCTTTTTTTTGTCCATATTCTATTGCCAATTCTAAAATCTTTATTGATGATTGTTTATCCATATTAATTGTGAATAAAACCAAATCATCTTCTGATTCAAATTCAAATAAACCATCAAACATTGTTTTCATGAAATCAAATATAGTAAAAATTATTGAGATTTCCAAATATTTATTGATATGAGTATAAGAATAAACAATATTACATTTCCTGCTGAATATCTTTCTGAACCTGAAGACCTACAAAGAGGAATGATGGGTAGAGATAACCTTGATGGTTGTATGGTATTTAAAATGGGAAAGGGATTCCACAGTTTTCATATGTTGAACTGTAAAATTAAATTGGATATTGTATTTGTTAATAATAGTAGAATCAGTCGTATTCATTCAAACTGCCAACCATGTGATGGTGAATGTTCTCAGAAATTTACTGGTATTGGTGACCATGTTATCGAGTTCCCTGCTGGTACTGCTAGTAAATTTAAAAATGGAGATCGTGTTATGTATTTAGGATCTCCACTTAATCCTATAGCGTAATTTCATCCCCACTTAAATCAATAAATTCCTCAGATGTGGTATCAATCATTGGTGCTTCAAGTGTATGTGAAATTGGTATTGTAATTTTATATTGTACCTTTGGTTTTGTTTTTTGGAAAACCCAAAAATAAGAATGATATTTTCTTGCGTGTTCTTGTTTTGTCCATTTTGAACCAAAACTATTTATTCTCATCTTTGCAAGTAGGATGAATAAATCTTTTGGATAGAATCCCAATTCCATTGCCATATTCATAACCATAACATGACTAAAATGGTTTTTTCCACCGGATACAGTATCTTGACATTTGAATACAATATATCCATCGTCTTCACATACCCTATAAAGTTCTTTTAAGGTGTTGTAGTAGTTGTTTTTAAGATGGTTAAAGGTTTCATACCCTTCAAATCTTTTTGCAATGATTGAACTACCTTCTTTATTATCTCTGTATGTTTTCCCAACAACAACGAATGGTGGATCGTACATGATACTTTTCATTGAATTATCATCAAAGGGTAAACTCTCTGAGCTTGCTCTCACTACTGATTCATTTACCGGATAAATATCCGATTTGAATTTTGGTTGGGGTAGGTCTTTCCAGAATGCACCCTTTGAATACGTACAATCCAAATCAAATTGTTCAATACCATACAACTTCATGATATTTGTTATCGCTTCGAAGTTGGTATTGTAAACACTTTTAACCGGTTTAAAATCTTTTTCCATTTTTGTTTACTTTTTATTTTATTTTAATTATGTTTGTCAAATATAAAAAATATAATTGGGTTTACCAAATATTTATTAAAAAATTATAATATCATGGCGTGTAATTGCAAGAAAAGAAATCAACCGAAACCACAACCGGTTCCAGTACAAATTAAATTAACTGAATCGAAGCCAGATGCTGGTGTAGTATTAACACCTGATCAACAAGTACAGGTGGAAGTGATTGTTGATAGAATCAATCAATTAAGAAGGTAATTAAAAAAAATATCAGGTTTAAGACTTGATATTTTTTAAACATTAATTATATATATTTATATATGAAAATAGAAAAAAAGTTAACAAGCGTGAATGTCTTGGATGATGTTTATAAAAAATTTAAAATTGCGTCAATACATAATTCTATTAATTTTCAGAAGGTTGTAAATAGATGTTTAGATTTATATAATAAGGATGAAGAATTTAGAAAAAAGGTAAATGACCATAATTCTTTATCAAATCAAAGTTCAAAATATTAGTGAAATATTTTGCAAATAAAAAATTATTAATTATATTTTAAAAAAAATTATGAAAGTAGCATTAGTTTGTATTGCAAAAGATGAAGATAATTACGTTGAGGAGTGGGTTGATTACAATAAAAAATTAGGTTTTGATGAAATTATTATGTATGAAAATGATTGGTCGTGTAAAGTAGATCGTCCATTTTTAAGTAAGATACAATTTCCAGGATTACATAAACAAATGGAGGCATATAACCATTTTTTAACTCATTTTAGAAATGATTATGATTATGTTGCGTTTTTAGATTGTGATGAATTTATTGTATTGAAAAAACACCAAAATATAAAAGAATT